ATGAATCAACCACTCTTGAAAATGAGATAAGCCGTTTGTATAAACTGGTCAACAAACCCGAAGTGGTTGAAAAAGATAAAGAACCTAGCAATCGCCCCAATGTGCAGGAGATTATGCGTGAAAAAGCACTAGAAGCCGCAGGTGAACTTGAATCTATTTTTGATGAATGGATTACTGACGGAAAAGTAACACAAAAAACAGTTGACATTGTTGCTAAGTTTAATGTCATGCCACAGCATATCTCATTGATTGTTGAGATTTGGAAGCGCAAACAACAAGAATTTGACATGGTTTCTGAAGGCGAGGATGAGCAGTTAACAGAAGCCTACAGTTATTTGGGCAAAGTTAAATTGCGTAACACACTTAAATTTATTGAGCAAGTGTTGAGCGACCTCAATAGTTACATTTCAATTAAGAAAGCCAGCAAAGCACCTCGTAAAAAGAAAGCAGTTCCTGTTGAGAAGATTGTAGCTAAACTCAAGTATTTGAAAGTATTCAAGGATGCCGTGAACAAACTTGATTTGATTAGCGTACATCCAACTAAGTTGCATGGTGCAAGCGAGGCATGGGTATATGATACTGCAAAGCGTAAAATGCATCACTACATTGCGGATGAGTATAGCAAAGCATTTACTGTAAAAGGTAACACAATTCTAGGCTTTGACAACAACACCAGCGAAATGAAAACTTTGCGTAAGCCCGGTGAGCAGATTAAAGAAATTATGGGAAGCAAGCCCGCGGCTCGTAAATACTTTAAAGATATTAAAGCAGTTGGTGCAGTGCCCAATGGTCGCTTTAATGAAAACATGATTATTTTGAAAGCATTTTAATATGATAAACAAACTTGTATTTTGGTTAGGTGAGAATCGTAAAAAAGTAGGTTACACACTAGGTGGTGTTAACATGCTATGCGGATTGAACGCATTTGCATTTGGACAAACTAGCAATGGATTTATTCTACTATTTGTGGGCTTTGTACTTGCATTTGATGCTTGGAGTATGCCATGAATGTAGATTTGAACAAATATAGTGATTTTGTAAAAGCTGTGACAAGTCAACCAAGCAATGATTTGACAACTTTTATGGATCGTTTAGATGAACTAGACGGTAACTTTGATGATGTAACACAAGAACATGGACCTGATATCAACGTACCTTTATTGCTAACTGCATGTTTAGGACTAGCCGCAGAGTCAGGTGAGTTTATTGAGATACCTAAAAAGATTTTCTTTCAAGGTAAACCTCTAACTGCTGATAATGTATTCCACATGAAACGAGAACTCGGTGATATCATGTGGTACTGGGTCAATGCTTGCAGGGCACTTCGCCTAGATCCTAATGATGTGATTGCTGAGAACGTAGAGAAATTAAAAGCACGATATCCCGGTGGTGAGTTTAACGTGTTCAACAGCGAAAATCGCAAATCTAACGATATTTGATTATGTTCAGTTCTCCAGATAAATACACTATCTGGAGAATTATATGGCTGGTACTACACTAGACGAATTAAAAGAAGACCTATTTAGAAATTTAAATTTACGTCTTGGTGGCGGGATAGTTGATGTAGAATTAGATCCTGAACACTATGAGGCTGCATATCAATACGCAGTTAAAGTTTATAGACAACGGGCTCAGAATTCAACACAAGAATCTTACACCTTGTTAAAGATGGAAAAGAATTTAGATGTTTATACATTACCTTCGGAATTCATTAACGTAAGACAATTGTTTCGTAGAACAATTGGATTGGAGACTGGTCCAAGTGCAAGTAGTTTTGACCCTTTTAGTAGTGCTATTCTTAATACCTATTTGTTAAATTACAACCAAGCAGGTGGTTTGGCAACTTATGACTTTTATGCTCAATATATTGAATTAGCCGCACGTATGTTCGGTGGTTTTGTTATATTCACCTTCAATCCTGTTACAAAAGAATTGCGTATTGTTCGTGATCCTAAAGCTAGTGGAGAACAAGTATTGATATGGGCTGACATTCAAAAACCTGAACAAGTGTTGTTGCAAGATCCGGGTAGTGGTGTTTGGATTGGTGACTGGACCTTTAGTCAATGTTTGAGCATCTTAGGTGAGGCACGTGAGAAATTTGCTAGTATCGCTGGCCCAGGAGGCGGAACTACATTAAACGGTACTACCTTGAAAGCTGAAGGTAAAGCAATGCAAGACCAATTATTGGAAGACTTAAAGAGATTTGTAGATTATAGTCAACCATTATCATTTATAATTGGTTAAATGAGGATTTACTTTTTCACTATTCTGTAATATAATACACTATAGGAGATCATTAATGATTATTGGTGTAACAGGATTTATTGGTAGTGGAAAAGATACAGTAGCAAATTATCTCACTACCTTTCACGGATATAAAAGAATTAGTTTTGCAGGCACGTTAAAAGATGCTTGCTCCGCAGTATTTGGTTGGGACCGCGAAATGCTCGAAGGTACTACTACCTCAAGTAGGGAATGGAGAGAACAAGTAGACCCGTGGTGGAGTGAGCGATTAAATATACCTGAACTTACCCCTAGATGGGTATTGCAACAATGGGGAACAGAAGTTTGTCGCAATGGATTTCACAATGATATCTGGGTAGCAAGTGTAGAAAATCAATTACGTAAAACTAAAGACAACATCGTAATTACTGATTGTCGTTTTGCCAATGAAGTGAATGCTATCAAAAATGCCGGCGGCACTTCAATAAGAGTTGAGCGGGGTGAAAAACCTAAATGGTATGATGCCGCAATAGCATTTAATCGTGGTCCAAATGGTAATTCATTGTGGTCATTGAGTAAAACTAAACTAGACAAACAAAAAGTACATGCAAGCGAGTACAGTAGTGTCGGCTTAACATATGACTATTACTTAAACAACAATGGTTCAATAGATGATTTGCATACTCAAGTTGAATCAATAATCAACCTCTAAGTCACCCTTACGCCAAGTGACTTCTTTTCGTTTTATAACTTCTATACAATTTAAGCAGACAGTTCGTAGATTGGTATATTGATTATTCTCAAGTTTACCGTCTGTATGGTAAACTGTAGACTGAGATACATACAAAAACTTAAACCCGCAAACATCACACGCGGGTTTTTTCTTATACCCTGCTTTTTGCCAACTTGGTGTTCTTGGCTTTTTCTTGTTTTTCTTTCTGCCACACTCATCACACATACTCCTATAGTATGTCTTTTCTTTGCGTATATAATTTACCGCACATAGATTTTTATTGCATTCTTTGCAAACGGGTCTAATCATATAGTATTTAACCCAGAAACCTTTAAAGGTATGGTTATTGGTGCTTTTTTTATGATATGTACTAAATATTAGTACGTTAGGGCGTTAACCCTCATAATCATAACATAAAGGAAATTTAACATGGCACTAGTATCACCAGGCGTAGAAGTAACAATCATTGACCAGAGTCAATATTTACCAGCAGCCTCAAGTTCAGTTCCTCTTGTAGTCTTAGCAACGGCGCAAAACAAAGCTAATGCAGCAGGCACAGGAGTAGCGGCAGCAACAACAGCCGCAAATGCAAATAAATTATATCAAGTAACAAGTCAACGTGACTTGGTTAACTTGTTTGGTACCCCGTTCTTTTACAAGACTACAAACGGTACACCAATTCAGGGTTACGAATTAAATGAATATGGCTTGTTAGCAACATATTCATTATTAGGTGCTACTAATCGTTGTTATGTTTTAAGAGCAGATATTGATTTGGGTAGTTTAGTTGGATCATTAAGTCGTCCTTTAGGTGATCCAACTGATGGTACATATTGGTTAGATACAACAAATTCAGCGTGGGGAATTTATGAATTTAATAGTTCAACCGGCAAGTTTGTTAATCAAACTCCATTAGTAATTACAGATTCAATTTATATTGCAGATGATTATCCAATATCAGTGATAGGTAATGTGGGTGGTTATGCAGTAATAGCGACTGAAATAACAGGTGGTGAATATACTAATTCTACCTATTTCTATAAAAATGCAGAAAATGATTGGGTTAAATTAGGTGATAGTGATTGGAAAGCATCTGTACCGGTAGTAACCGGAACTGTATCAAATCCTATATTAACTACCGGCGATACTTTTACTATTAACATTAACGGTTTATTAACAGTGACCATTACAATTGGTTCAGGTGATACTGTAACAGATGTTGCGGCTAGTATTAACGGATTGAATATAACATATCTATCTGCTAGACTGATTAATAATAAATTAAGTTTAGCATATAGTGAACCTACTCCGAATGCATATTTGACACTATCAGAAGGTACAAACACTCCATTAGCTGACATGGGTATTGTACCTAAACAATATATTGCACCTGATGTGTTTTTTGGACCATCATCTAATATGCCATTATGGACTGCAAGTCAAATATTCCCGCATCCTACTGGAAGTGTTTGGGTTAAAACTAGTGTGTTAGGTTCAGGAATGAATCAATTAATGTCTCAATATAATGCATCTACTGATACATGGGTAAGTAAAACAGTTAATAAATACCAATCATTACTTACTGCTGTTACAGACTTGAGTTCTGCTGGCGGAGGTGATATTCCAGTCGGAACTGTAGTAGCTACATACGGTACATCATCTAATATAGCACCATATTCTGCGACACAATACTGGACTAAAACAAGTATTGGAGCTTCAGTATTTACCGGATCAGTTTCAAACCCCACAATCGATCCGTTAAACCAATTAATTGCAAAAGTTACAGGGTCAGGTGTATATACAATACCATCAGGGTCAACCACAGCAATTGAGTTTGTAACTGCTTGGTTATCTGCTGGTATTCCTAATACCAACGCATCATTAACTACTTCTGGTGCAATTCAATTAGAACATACATTGGGTGGAATAATTTTTCTAAGTGACTACGTTGATGGTCAAAGTAATGGAATGTTATCTGATATTGGATTTAGTTTAAGTGATGCAGGTACATCATATTCTTACGTAGAAGGGTATACTAATCCATCTGTATCACAAGATAGCAGTTCTGATGATGGTACCGGTGCAACTTTCAGCATAGCAGCAAATCAAGATAAAGGTTGGTACTATGATATAACCAAAGTCACTCCCGGTGTTGACTACATTGTAGATGAAATTGTGACATTTAAGGGATCTGATATCGGAGGCGTAGATGGCACAAACGATTTATCTATTATTGTAAAATCAGTAACCGGTCTTGGTGCTATTATTGATTGGGCATATTATAGCGGAACACCTAGATTAAACTATGTGGTTCAATTGGCAGCATGGGAACAAATTACATATATTGCGAATGAAGGCGCTCCTGCAACTAATCCAACAAACGGTACAAATTGGTACTACAGTACAGCATCTGAAGTTGATATTATGGTAAACAAAGATGGTGATTGGTATGGTTATAGAAATGTAAATTATGATAGCTCAGGTAATCCTGCAGCCGGTGGGACTAACACCACAGATCCAGCTGGACCTATTATTAGTCCTACTGAGCCAGATCCATTAACAGGTCAAAGCGACGGTACTGCACTTGTATACGGTGATTTGTGGATCGATAGCGGTGATTTAGAAAATTATCCTAAACTATATCGTTGGGAACAGGTTGATGGTACAAATCAATGGGTAAGTATTGACACATCCGATCAAACCAGTCAAAACGGTGTACTATTTAGTGATGCTCGTTGGGGTAATGTAGGAACTGTTGATCCAGTGAATGATCCTCTAGTAAGCATTGAAACATTACTTGAAAGTGATTATTTAGATTTAGATGCACCAGATCCAGCACTATATCCACAAGGTATGTTATTATTCAATACTCGCCGTAGTGGTTATAACGTAAAACAATTTAGAACAAATTACTTTACCTCAAATAACTATCCATCACCTGCAGTACTACCAACATACTCATATACATGGGTAAGTGTTAGTGGTTTGCAATCTAACGGTGCAGCATACATGGGCCGTAAAGCACAGCGTAATTTAGTTGTTCAATCAATTAAAGCGGCTATTGGAACAAATCAAAGTATAAGAGAAGAAGATACATTCTTTAATCTTATCGCAGCTCCTGGATATCCAGAGTTACAACCAGACATGGTTACATTGAATAATGACCGTAACAATACTGCATATATTATTGGTGATACTCCATTGCGCTTACCTGATCAAGCGACCGATCTAACAAATTGGGCAACCAATGCAGCCGGCGCAACAAGCACAGGCGAAGAAGGATGGGTAACACGTGATAGTTACTTGGGTGTATTCTATCCAAGTGGTATCACTACAGATTTAACAGGCGCCGCAGTTGTCGTTCCTGCAAGTCATATGATGTTACGCACATTCTTACGTAATGACACTATTGCTTATCCTTGGTTAGCTCCAGCAGGCACACGCCGTGGCACGATTGACAATGCTACAAACATTGGTTACTTAAATGCTACTACTGGTGAGTTCCAGACTGTTAAGAATCGTATGAGTATTCGTGATGTATTATATACAAATCAAATCAATCCATTAGCATACTTTACAGGTGTTGGCTTATTGAACTACGGTAATAAGAACTCATTTGATAGTCAATCAGCACTGGATCGTATTAACGTAGCAAGATTGGTTTGCTATATTCGTGAAAGATTGCAAATTGCGGCTCGTCCGTTCGTATTTGAACCTAACGATGCAGTAACACGTAATGAAATAAGCGGTGTAGTTCAATCATTGTTCATCGACCTAGTTGCAAAACGAGGTTTGTATGATTATTTGGTTGTATGCGATGAGAGCAACAACACACCTGCTCGTATTGACAGAAATGAATTGTGGATTGACGTTGCTATTGAACCAGTCAAGGCAGCTGAGTTTATTTACATTCCGGTTCGTGTATTGAATACAGGTGAATTAGCAAACGCTCAGTAAGAATATTCACCCTTGGAGACAGGGGTGAATTAAAGATAAATAAAGATATAGGAGAATAAAATATGGCAACAGCCTCACAATCATTGTTCAATATGACCGTTGCAGCGGATAATGCTACCAACGCACAAGGTCTATTGATGCCTAAACTACAATATCGTTTTAGAGCATTGTTCTTAAACTTTGGTGTAGGTGGTTCCACTACAGAATTAACGAAACAAGTAATGGATATTACTCGTCCCCAAGTTCAATTTGATGAAGTAACCTTAGATGTATATAACTCAAGAATTTATCTTGCAGGTAAACATGCATGGCAAGAAACTACAGTTAATCTACGTGACGATGCTCAAGGCAACGTTAGTAAATTGGTTGGACAACAAATTCAGAAACAAATGGACTTTGTTGAACAAGCTAGTGCCGCAACTGCACAAGATTATAAGTTTCAAATCAATTATGAAATTCTTGATGGTGGTAACGGTGTACTTACACCTTCTGTATTAGAAACCTGGGAATTGTATGGATGCTTTATTAAAACAGCCAACTATAATAACTTGGATTACAAAACAAGTGACCCAGCTACAATTCAGTTAAGCGTGAGATTTGATAATGCAATTCAGTCACCATTGACTTCGGGTATCGGTACAAATGTAGGTCGTGCATTTGGTGGTACAGCAGTTACTGGTATCGGTTAATAAGAGTAATTAATGGCTGGGTTCGTTCAAAACCTATTAACTGACGCCGCAACATCGTTCTTTACTAATGAATACTTGCGTGATTACCAACACGCAAGTAAAACATTTAGAACAAATGCTTATGGGTATTCACCCAAGTTTAAGTTTCTATTCCATGTTTATTTTGATATTAACAAAGACTACATCGGTGCTACACAAGGTTGGCCTCAAGATCAAAATTTTGGATTAGCCGTTAAAAATATACAACTACCTAAGTATACATTTGATTTAGCTACACTAAACCAATACAATCGTAAACGAGTAGTGCAAACTAAAATCAAATACGATCCTATTAACGTTGTATTCCATGATGATAATCAAAATTTAATTAAAAAATTATGGTATACGTATTACACATACTACTATAAAGATGCAACACAGGTGGATAGTAATACCAATACAACTATTAGCGGTGTTGCAGCTAGGTTTGGTGGCGACAATGCAGTTAGATATAATTTAAATCGTAGAAATATTTACGATCCTACTATCACTGGCAATGATGACTGGGGATACATAGGTGAGACTGGTAATAGTCCAGCAACTAACTCAGCCGCAAGTTTAGGCATAAGCAAAGCACCGTTCTTTAAGGGTATTAATATATACGGTTTCAACCAACATAGTTTTTCTTTGTATAGACTAATTAATCCTATCATTGAAAGTTTTAGCCATGACACGTACAATTATAGTGAAGGTGGTGGCGTGATGGAAAATCAAATGACTTTGAATTATGAAACTGTAAAATATTATGAAGGTGCAGTTGATGGTCGTAAGCCGTATGATATTGTTAAAGGTTTTGGCAGTAATGATCATTATGATACTGTACTAAGTCCTATCGCTCGTCCCGGTTCAAATGCAACTATATTAGGTCAAGGTGGTCTTGTTGATGCTGCTGGCGGCATATTAGATGACTTAGAAAACGGCAACATTGTAGGAGCAGTACAGAAAGCTGGCACCGCGGCTAATACTTTTAAAAATCCTCAAAATATATTAAGAATTGCAAAGTCAGAAGCAATGGGTATAGCTACTAACGCTTTACAGGGGACACCTAATCGCAACACTGCATTTAATTTCCCAACTCAAGCAGCCAGTGCAATTAGGAATGCTCCTAACTCTATTAATGGGGCATACAGCGATATTAGATCAACACCTAAACAAGTCACATAAATACTTTTACGAGGTATATTATGGCACAAACAATAGATGCACCAAGAAGTCAGTTAGATAACACAGTACGTGTATTTGATCAATTTTATAATTTTGATTTAGTTGTAGAGGCTAATCAATATGAAATTATATATAGTTATTTTTATTCGCTATCTAAAAGCGAAAACGTAGCTAAAAATTTTACAACAATCATTTTTAGAATTTCTAATATCACTGGTGAAAATCCATTGATATTGTTAGAAGAAATTAAAGGTTCTAATGGGTTATCTACCGCTAATGCATTGGTTGCATACTATCTAAACAGTTTGAAAAGCAAAACAACTTTATATGGTGTGAGTTCTATTCCTCAACCTAATCAAGTAGTAGCTAGAAATGCTGTAATATAATGGCAAACTTTGCACAGGGCATATTTGTGCCTAGAAATCCTGATAAGTATATTGGTAATCATACACCTAGATATCGTAGTGGATGGGAATTCACATTCATGCAATTCTGTGACGGCAACAAGAATGTAATTAAATGGGCAAGCGAATCAATACGTATCCCCTATCGTCATCCTTTAACAGGTAAAGTTACTAATTATATTCCAGACTTCTTTATACTATATGAAAACAAGTTTGGAAAACAGTTTGCTGAAATTGTAGAGATCAAACCTAAAAAACAAAGCCTGATTGAAAGTAGAAAGGCTAGCGCAAGAGATATAGCAATTGTTGCTATTAATCACGCCAAGTGGGCTAGTGCTAAAGCATACTGTAAACAATATGGATTTACATTCCGTGTAATCACAGAGGATGACTTGTTTTATAACGGTAGGCGTAAGTAATAAATACTGCTATTATGGACAAATAGCATGACAAAAAAATTATCAGAATTGTTTGATTTACCTACAGAGGAATCATCATTAACTGAACCCATACTCGGCAAAGATATGGATTTAGTAACGCAAGAAACATACTCTACTTTAGATAAGATAGAACAAGCATTACCACAAGTTCGTGGGTTAGAAGCAAGTGATACTGAGATGGATGAATTGGCAAAACTGGCTCAAGACAGTTATAAAGATTTAATGGATTTGGGGATGCAAGTCGATAGCAGATTTGCTAGTGAGATATTCAATAGTGCTGGTACAATGTTAGGACATGCTATAACTGCTAAGACGGCTAAGATTAACAAGAAATTAAAAATGATTGATTTGCAGTTGAAAAAAGCAAGTCTAGATCAAAAAAATGTTGAGAAAGATAAAGAGATTGCAAATGTTCCACTAGGTGAGGGTAGCTTAGTGGATCGTAATGAACTTCTCAAGAGTATTCTGGCAAACAAAAAACCAGTAAATTGATAAATAATAGAACAGGAATAAAACAATGAAGAGCCTACGTCAATATTTAACCGAAAGTGTTAGAACATATCGCTATACAATTAAGATTGCCGGCGATTGTGAAAAAAACTTTTTGGAATTGTTCAGACATAATTTGTCCAAATTTGACCCAGTCAAAATTGATGATCCAAAAACTACACCTATTCAAAAAGATCCATATGGATTTCCTGACTTGCATAATGAGTCTATTACCATTATCAAAGCTGAATTCAAATATCCTGCAACTGAACCAATGATTCAGCAATGCGCTCAACATTGTGGTTGCAACATAAACAATGTCAGAGTAGTTACTACTGATTATGATGATAGCATCAATAGTGAAGCTGAAGGTTATGCTAATGAACAAAAAGATCAACCTTTATTACTAAAGACAGAGTTAGAAGATAATGGCAAAGAAGCTAGCAAAGAATATGCAAATCAATATCTAGATCGTGTAATGCCTAAAAAGCCTAGTATTAATATTCCATATGCAGGCAAAACTACTCCAGTAAGTCCTAATAAGAGCAAAGACGGAATAAACACAGTTAGTCCTATGACTAAAATGACAAGACCACAATTACCTAGTACAGGAGCTAGAAAATAATGATCGAATTCAACACCAGTCAACTTACATGGATTTTGGTTGGTGCCTTGGGAATAGGTGGCACAGTATATATTACAATGAATGACAATGTAAAAAACATTGACAAAAAAGTTGCTGTAACACATGCAAAAGTTGAAGATACAAACGACCGAATTGTGGAGTTGCAAAGACAACTTACACGTATGGAAGATAAATTAGATAAACGAGGATCACGATAATGGATTTTAGAAACCTATTACAAGCAATGAGTTCCCTTTCCGAAGGTGAAACAAAAGAAACACCAAAAGGACGAGTCCATAAAGGTGATTACGGTTCAAGTCATGGTAAAGAAGATGTACGTGACCAATACGGACATAAAGTCGGTAAAATTAATAAAGATGCTGAAGCTAAAAAAGATGCACCTAAAAAGGGCCGTGGTCGTCCTAAAAAGGGCGCAGATGATTCCGGCGAAGTAAAGAAATATGACACTACTGGTGTTGGTGATGTATTTGGTGGCGGTAAGAAGCCAAAGAAAGAAGTTGGTAAAGTTTCTAAGAAGCACAGTTTAAAAGAATACATTGATGAACTTCAAACTACAATAGTTAATGAAGGTGAGAAGGATACTTCTTGGATGAACAAACAAACTCAGGATTTCTATAATAAAAATCCTAATATGAAACGTAATGACAGAGAAGTTAAACACGTAGGTGATAGATTAGCGACTAAAGTTACACCAACAAATAAATCTGCTCAAGTTACAAAGAAACCAATGACAAATTTTAAAGAACAAGGTGTAGAGGAAGCAGTACGGGTAGCTTATAGAGACCCTACTGGGAAAACAGGCATGCCAGGCCTCCAAGGCAATACCGTACGTTATAAAAGTGCAAGCCAAGTTGCCGGAAATAAAGCAGCTAATCCAGATTCAGATTGGGTTCATAATTCTCAAACACAAGCACATAGAAATGCGGCTGCAGCCGCAGTAAAAGATGCACGTGCTAAAGGAATAACTCCCGGTAGTAATCAAGGCATAGGAATACACAAAGGTGTAGATGAAGATATGAACACGCAACAACCTGTTCAAATCAAACCAGCTAGTCAAACTAACACACAAGTTATTCAGCAAGGCAATAAAACATTAGGCACAGTTTCTAATCCTCAATTGGCTGCACAGATTAAGCAATCAATTGGTAAAGGTGAAATGAGTTTGAATACTGATGATCAAACAATGGCTGAAGATGCAGTTGATGAATCAGGATTACAAGCATATTTGGGTAACAAGAAATACGGCAAAGATGGTATGAATGCATTACGACAAGCTGGACAAAAACATGCTAGCGAAAAGACTAAGCAAAACATTCGTGCTAAGTATAGTAGTAAAGAAGATAAAATGCATGAGAGTCTAGAAGCTACTGATGTGGTATTAACAGAAGGTCAAAAAGAACAAATGACTAAGTTCTTTGACGAGTTAGAATTAGGACCAAAAGGTTATAACATCAAACCTGCAATAGAATTAAAAGATAAAGCATTAGCTATATCAGTCATTAATAAGACATTAGCACATGGTAGATTTAGAAGCATGGCCGGTTCTTATAAAGATCAGATGCGTGATTCGGCCTTAGAACACTTTGGCTTTGTTAACTTTGACGAAAGTTTAGAAGAAGGTGATTTAATTCCTCATCCAAGTAAAGATTTACATACAACACATGGTATGGATAGCAAGCCAGGTGATATTAGTATGTTTAAACCTAGTAGAATTCAAGCTACTAACAAACCAGTTGAAAAGCCAACTCCGTGGAGTGTAGATCCTATTAATGCCGCAACCGATAGAGCAGTTAATTTTATATCAGGATTGCGTAAACCAAAAACTAGATTAGAAAGCACAGAAGAAATGAAAGACGTACAATATGAAAGCTGGGAAAATCAGCTAAACAACATTCTAAATGAAGGTATTACTGTTTCTAGCAGTACAGGACAACAAGGTGCTCCAGATTCAGTAACCATTAGTGCTACTGACGCTGACGCAGAGCAACTAATGGGCGTATTGCGTAACGCTGGCATCGGCGTGTTTGGTGGAAACGACAAGCCTGCAGTTGGTTATGGTGTAGTATCTCAAGGTGAGGAAGAACCAACAGGTACTGGTACTCAACCGCAAATGAGTCCTGACGTAGTTGGTGATGACAATGACATGCTTGCATTAATTAAGAAAATGTCAGGCATTGATATGGGTGGTGAAGAAGGTTCTATGGATCACAGTCACAGTAGTGATTATGAAGATGAAGCAGGTTCTGATGACACTGCATTACAACCAGCCGGTGACGAAGAAGGTGATGCACAACAAGATGACACAGACGATGCCGGCGAAGAAGAAAAAACTGACGAAGGTAATGCTTTCTCAGGTGCAGTAGCTAAAGCAAAATCAGATAATATTCCTGACAAAGGTCAAAAATTCTCTGTAGGTGGAAAACAATATCCAGTCAAAGAAGATGATATGGAAGAAGGTAACATGTTTACCGGTAATTTAGCAAAAGCACGTGCCCAAGGTAAACAAGAAGCCGATTTAGATGGCGACGGTGACATGGAAAAAGTCAAAGAAGGTCACGACCATGAAACTTGCAATGAATGCGGTGGAATGATGTATGAAGGTCATACATGTGAAGAACAAGTTGAAGAGGGCTTCTCAAATGACGCAGGCGGTGATGCAATGGGTGATACAGAATTAATGCAATTAAAGGCATTATTATCAATGGGCGGCGACTTACATAAGATGAAGTCAGACCAAACAGTAGGAAATCCAACCCGTGTTTCGGTTAGAGAATCTTTAAACGAGTGGAAGAAATTAAGCGGTATAAAATAATAAAAACCGTATTTTCAATAGCCTGGTTCGCCGGGCTATTTTTTTGGATGCTACATCTGATTTAAAAACGATAAATACTTAATAAGGTAGATATAGACATGGCCCAACAATTTATTGATTTTGGTAGTTTCCCTAATGATCCAGCGGCGGACCCAATTCGTTCGGCATTCCAAAAAATACAAAACAACTTTTCAGATTTATACAACACTACACTAACCTCAGGTGTATCGGAACTAAACGTAGGACCTGGACTAACACAGAATAGAACAACTGGTAATATTTATATTACAACCGCTTTTCCTAATATTAGTATTAATACATCTAATAGTTTATTGGTTGGCATCGGAGCTGCTACAAGTAATACAGCGACCAGCTCAAGTTATAACACACCTTTTGTGTTAAATTTAGCTAACACAATAACAACAGGCAATGCAAATTTATCAGGTAATGTACGTACTAGTAATTTAAACGTAGCTAATTTTGTTACTTCAGCGTTAGTACCTAGTTCAAATATAACATATGATTTAGGAACTCCTACTAATCGTTGGAAAGATTTATACTTAAGTGGCTCTACCTTATACTTAGGTTCACAAACAATTGGATCAAATGCAACCACGATAACTCTTACTAACGTGTCAGTATCTAGTACTATTACTTCAACTACTATTAACGGCGGTAATATCACAGTTACAGGTAATATCAATAGTGCTAATATTACTACTGCTAATCTATTAGTCACTGGGAATGTAACTGGTAATTTTGTCCCAGCTGGAAATAATCAATATGATTTGGGTAGTTCAACACAACGATGGAAAGATTTGTGGTTAAGTGGTACTACATTAAGATTAGGTGGCGCAACAATTTCAGAATCAGCTGGCGCTGTTGTAATGGAAAGTGTAGTTGTCACTAGTAATATTGATGCAGGCAATGTAACTGCGGTGTATTTAGATGGTACTATGACCAGTACATCTCAACCTTTGATTACCAGTTTAGGCTCATTGACTAACCTATCAGTAATAGGTGATATAACTTCAGGCAATATATCAGTAGTAGGAAATGTTGAAGCTGATGCATTAGCAGTTGCTAGTATTACAATTGGTACTGGTGCTACTCAAACAATAATTACAGGCGGTGGTGTTACAGTAACAGGTACTGCGACATTGCAAGCACCAGGTGCCAATGGTGAAATTACATTTAATGATAATGGTAATGCAGCGGCAGTTCCGGGCCTAACTTTTAATAGAACAAGTAATTTGTTGAGTATAGCAGGTAACGTATCTGGTGGTAATCTTACCACATCTGGTGCATTATCAGTTACTGGAAATGCTAACGTAGGTAACTTAGGAGTTACACAAGTAACAGCATCAGGTAATATTATAGGTGCTAACGTATTCACTGTTGGTATTGTATCAACTAGTGCAGGCGTAAGTTCTGGTGCTGACTTAGAAATTACATCTGTTACATACGGAATTAATAGATTTATTTTAAATTTTGCTACACAAGATATTATACCTTTTGCTACTGGAACAACTATCAATGTTACCGGTATGTCTCCTACTTCCTATAACGGGGTATGGACAGTTCTCACAGGTACTACATCTACTGCGGCAGTTACTAGTGCAATAACTACAACAGTTGTAACACTAGGTAGAGTACGAGGCGGTGGAAACATTGTAACAAACGGATTCTTGACAGTAATCGGCAATGCAAGTGTAGGAAATATAACTACTACTAGAGTTGATGGCACTATAGTAAGCGTATCAGGTAACGTTGAGGGCGCTAATTTGGTAGCCAGTGGAGTATTACGAGTTGATGGTAATGCTAACGTAGGCAATTTAACTACTAGCGGATTTGTTTCCGCCGCAACATTAGCTACAAGTGCTAGCATGGCTGCAAGTACATTTATTACTGCAGGATCTTATATATCTGCAACCGGAAACGTATCTGGTGCAAATATTACTACAACTGGTAACGTTGATACGTTAAATGCATTTGTTTCAGGGACATTAACTGCAAACATATTAAGTGCAACTGGTACTCTATCTGGTGGCAATTTATCTACTGCCGGTACTCTAAGTGCAGGCACCACTACATTAGGTGATACTACTACAGGTAATGTAACAGCAAATTACTTTAGTGCGCTTGGGTTATCTACAAGCGGCGCACTAAATGCTGGCACTACAACATTAGGTGATACTACTACAGGTAATGTAACAGCAAATATATTAAGTGCAGCCGCATTGTCTACTGCCGGTACATTGTCTGCCGGTAATACTTCATTGGGTAATATCACATCAGTTGGTTTAATATCTGCTACAGGTAAAGTTACTGCTGGTAATTTAGAAACCGGTGGTACATTAAGAGTAAACTCTGTTGCTAATTTGAATTCAGTAGAAACTACTGCTATTGCATTGAATGGTGAACTAACTGGTGCTACCAGAATGGAATCACAATTACTAAATGTTATCGGAAATATGACCAGTGCAAATGCTAATATTGGTCAATTCTTAACAGTAGTAGGCAATGCTACAATAGGAAACATTGTATCAAATAATTCTTTAGTCATTCAAAATACTGCAAGTATTGCATCCAGCGTAAACGTTGGTGCAAATTTAGCAATATCGGCAATCAGTGGCACAGGTGCACCAACAAACCTAGTAACAGTTACATTTACTTCTCAAAGTACTATACCGTTCCCAACAGGCGCAACGGTAGTAATATCAGGTGTGACAACTACAACCGGTTATAATGGAACATATACTGCTGTATCTGGAAATCTTACTGCGGTTACATATACTAGTAGTACGTCAGGTACAGGTGGTGTAGTATCAGCAAGAATAATAACAGGTGGTTTAGGATTACGTGTTCAGGGTAATGCAACAATGTCTAGTCTTGAAATACTAGGTGCAACATTAAATGCCCAATCTGCAACAGCTAACTTTGGAACATTAAACAGTAATGCAATGTTGATTAATGGTATTGCAAATGCACAGAGTATGGAAATACAAAGTACTCTAAGTGTTACTGGTACTACTACAGCAGGCAATTTAACTGCTAATACAAATATTTCTGCAGGTGGCAATATATCGGCTAGTGGCACAATAACCATTAACCAGAATGCTACAATTGGTTCATCATTGACAGTAGGTGCAAATTTAAGTCTTACTGCAATCGCCGGTACTGGGTCAATTGTAACTGCAAATTATTCTGCACAAAGTTTCCCTCCTTTCCCAGTAGGAAGCAATGTAATTATCAGTGGTGTAGCAACAACTGCGTATAATGGAGAATTCGTAGTAACAGAAGCTAATGTGGGATTTGTAAAATACAATGATACTACTTCAAGTGCCTCTGGCACATTAGGTCGTATACGTACTGGCGGAACATCTTTAAATATTAGAGGTAATGCTAGTATAATAAATCTTGAGGCTGCAAGTTTTCAATCAAATGTGGCTACTGCTAACTTTATTACAATGAGTAGCAGTGGTTTCTTAAACTTAAATGGTGCTAATGCTAACATAGGTAATGCAAATCTTACTTCTGCCAATGTTACTGGTGATAGTTCCGGTGGTAATTTAATATCACGTGGTTATCTAGCAGTTAGTGGCAACGCATCAATGGATAGAGTTACAGCTAATGCAGGTATAACAACAGCAGGTGCTGTCAATATTGGTTATAATGTACAGATTCAAGCATCAGGTTCTAGCGGTAATGGAACAGTTGCAACTTTAGCCTTCTCTGCGACACAAGCTATTCCACCGTTCCCAACTGGAACAACTATTATTGTTAGTGGTTTAGCACCAGCTGGGTTTAATGGAACAGTAACAGTTGCTAGTTCAAATACTACGCACGTTGCATATAACAATAGCACCAATGGTGTAGTAACGCAAGGTGGTTTTGCAAGAACGTCCGGCACACAAATGATATTGCAAGGTGTTGCAAACATAGGTTCAATTAATACTACAGGTGATATCAGTGCAGGTAGTACAGGTAATGTTAGTGGCAACACATTTACTGCAACATTGTTTAGTGGAAATGGTGCTAGTATAACCAACTTACAAGCAGGTAGTATTGTTGGTCAAGTAGCCAATTCACTAATTTCAACAACAGTAACAGGTGCCGCACAATCAAATATTACGAGTGTAGGATCATTGAGTGGATTAACACTAGTCGGAGCATTAACTGCAACAGATCAAGATGCTACCTTTAGCAAAGTATTAGTTAGTGTGCAGGCAGGTATTTCAGCTTCAGGAACTACACTTTCCGGAGCAACTGCATTAACTAAATCAATTAATGTGGTAAGTAGTGTTAATCCTGGAGTTAATGATTCTGTAAGATTGCCAGGAGCTACAGTTGGTCAACAAGTTATTATTATTAATACAACAGCATCTACTCTTAAAGTGTTTCCGGCAAACGGATCACAGATTGATGGTTTAGGAACCAATATATCTTTCCCATTAGGGGCAGGAGCAAGATTAATGATAGTAGCAGCCACTACCACACAATGGTATACAATGGTTGGAGTTTATGGATAAGGAAATAAAATGATAACATTAGAATTATTACAAAAATTATGCCCAAAAACAAAAGTTAACGTATTACAATTATACGCTGAGCCTTTGCATGAGGTTGCAGAATATTATGATATGTATGTAAATATGCATCGTGCGGCTGCATTCGTAGCACAAACTGCACATGAATCAGGTGGATTCAATTTTGTTAAAGAAAATCTAAACTACAGTGCTAAGGGCCTGGTTGGTACGTTTAAAAAGTACTTTCCAGATGAAGCAACTGCTAAGCCGTATGAACGCAAACCTGAAAAGATTGCTAACCGAGTTTATGCTAATCGTATGGCTAACGGTGACGAAGCTAGTGGCGATGGATATAGATTCTGCGGCCGCGGATTAATTCAATTGACTGGTCGTGCTAACTATACAAAGTTTGCAGAAGATTTGGGTATTAGTATTGAAGAAACTGTTGCATACTTAGAAACACCTGCCGGAGCAGTAAGTAGTGCAGGATGGTTCTGGGATAATAACAATTTAAATCAATACTGCGATAAAGATGATTTTGTTACATTAACTAAGCGCATCAATGGTGGCACAATTGGTCTAGAAGATAGGAAACACCACTATCATTTAGCATTAGATTTATTAGAACATCACGGATAATATGGCACAACCAGTATGGATCACCCCTGCCGGAGATTTAGGTGTATTCCCTGCAGGTTTTGATTTGGGGATTCAATTAGTAGCACAGCCAATATCTCCTAGTATATCGGTAACATACACACTTCTTAATGGTACATTGCCACCTGGTATATCAGCAAATCCAATATCACTCAATGATACTGGATATATTACTGGTAAACCAGTAGATGTTATTGCAGAAACAACTTACACATTTACAGTAAGAGTTACTGATAACTTTAATAACATCCGTGATAGAACGTTTTCTGTTAGAGTATACGGTTTGCAAGGTGTACACATTACTACACCTAATGGTCAACTACTAAACATACTTGATAGTACATATGTAAATTATCAATTACAAGTATATAATCCTGTTGCAACTAATGAATACGGGATAGTATTATCATCCGGTGACCTACCACCAGGCCTATACATGAGCAATACAGGATTAATTCAAGGTTATCCTACCCCGCCGTTAACATCGTTGGGCTTCCCAACTACAGAAACTTATAATTTTTATGTTCAATTGATTAGTGAAATAGGTAATGATAGTAAATCATTTAGTATTGTAGTTAGAAACCAAAATATCAATAAGCCACCAAATACTAGAGTACCGGTGATATTGAATAATACTCCATTAGAATTACCGTTAGATATTAATGATCCGTATTACGCATATTATTTACCTGAGGATAATAAAATACCCACTGCAAGAGCAAATGAATATTTTTCATTTAAGATACTAGGTCATGATTTTGATAAAAATACATTAACATACTTATATGGTGTTTTACCACCAGGCCTTACAGGTGATCTTAATACTGGTTGGATAACTGGTATACCTATTATGCCAGATAATGCGATAAGCAAATATACGTTTGATATAGCAGTGTGTAAAAAAGATATACCTGGTATACGAAGTAGTTTTGAAACTTATACAATGATAGTAACCAATCAGATTGAACAAGATATCGTATGGACTACTTCATCTGATTTGGGTATTTTAAATAACGGTTCAGTAAGTGAACTATATTTAGAAGCTACCTCTGTTAGAAATATAAGTTATATAATCAGAGCAGGCAGTTTACCGCCCAACCTAACCTTATTGGAAAATGGTCAAATAACAGGTAGAGTACCGTATCAACCAACTGGTGCGCTATTAGCTCAAGGTGATTCAACTACATATACATTTACAGTTCAGGCATATAACCCTCAATTTCCTGTTGTACAAGCAACTAGAGAATTTACATTAACTGTATATCAAAAATTTACTAATCCAACTGATAATATATACTTGAAAGCTACTCCTAATTTAGCTGGGCGACAAATTATAAATTCATTGTTAACCAATGAACAACTAATACCTACTAACTTCTTATATAGACCAGATGATGTGTATTTTGGTAAAGCGTCAGAAGTAAAATATATACATATATATGGTGTAGATTCTACTGACTTATCACATTATATTAATGCTATGCAAAAAAATCATTATGATAGAAAACTGGTATTAGGTGAAATTAAAACTGCGGTTGCAAGAGATAGTAATAATGAAATTATATACGAAGTAGTTTATTCATCTATTATTGATGATTTAGTAAATCCAAAAGGGGTAAGTATCCCTATTAAAATACAGTGGCCTAGAAAAATAAGTATGGATCGAGGCCCATATTATGTTTCTAATGACGATAGATTCACTAGTGATGAAAGCATTTATACTAGTTATAGTCCAGGCTATATTAGAGATTTATACCCAGCTAGTTTAACAAATATGCGAGTTGAATTAACTAATCACTTAGAATATACTGATGATCAGGATTTACTACCTAGATGGATGACTTCACAACAAGAAGATGGTAATACATTGGGGTTTGTGCAAGCATGGGTAATAGCATACACATTGCCGGGTAAGAGTAACATGATCAAATTTGTAATAGATAATTATTGGACTCATAGACTAAATGAAATTGATTTTTCTGTAGATAGATTTACCATAGACAAAAGTGCATCTTTTAACTATAACGTTAAATTAGTTAAGGCAAATTGGAATGAATTTCCAGGAGGTTATCCTACCCCTGACCCAATGAATGTATATGATATTCCTGTTCTATTCCCTAGAAAAACTATTTTACCCGACACTTTAGAGTAATAAATACATAACGGAATAACAAAATGAGCAACATAAACACTAATTCAATTGACACCACATATCCAGTACCTGGTGTCAACAACACCACACAAGGTTTTAGGGATAATTTTACCAGCATTAAAACTAATTTAGATACTGCTGGCACTGAGTTAACTGATCTGCAATCCAAAGCAATTGTAAAATCTGCCCTTACTAATTCGACATTGAATAATGACATGGCAAATACATTGATAAGCAATGCTGCCATTCAAGGTTTTCGTGCTAAAACTTATAACTTAGGAAGTAACTTACCTAGTACTGTTACTATAGATGTAAGTAAAGGGGATGTCCAATACGGAACTATTACTCAAAATACAGCAATTTCATTTGGTGGGTGGGCACCCTCTGGTACACAAAGTAATGTACAATTGATGCTATCCATATCTAATAGTAGTGCGTTCATCACCTTCCCTAGTTCAACCGTAAATGTAGGAGGAAATGTCAGTGCTGGATTATTGCCTAGTGCTAGACTGTTAGAAAACTATTATTCAAATGGCACAGTTACTCCTAGTACCACTTATACTAATGTAGTTACAGTTCCCAATGGTGTGAATAAATTAACATATAATTTCTCTACATTAGATTGTGGAGCAACACTGGATGTTTCACCTACAAATAGGAATCAAAAGGGAAGTCAAATCCCAGTTAGAGCACCTACTAATTTGGGATTACCTGGAGACGGGCCCGGACAGATTTGCACAGACGGCTCATATCTATATGTTTGTGTAGGCACATATAACGGTTCTTCTTCTATTTGGGGCAAAGTAGCGTTAAGCGCAGTTTAATTTCCATTCACATATTCATATATAAATATATGAATGCAACATCCTTTCATTAATGATCTAAGTGGTAAAACAATTGAAGAATTGCAAAATACTATTCAGGATCTAACACAGAAACTAAATTTTGTATATAGGTCTCAAAACGGTCCTATGATTCATCAAATGCTTATGATTTTAGAAAGCTATAAAGTAGAATATAGTAAACGCATAGATGAAGTATACAAGAAGCAAAATTTAGGAAACAAAATTAATATTAGCAAAGACAATAAATGACCGCTAGAATTCAAAAAGATTTCCAGTTCGTATCTGGTATGTATTATGAAAACGAATTCTACATGAACATTTATGATATTGATATCAATTGCACTGTAGAGTCAGACTCTATCCAAGAACAAAATATAGCATTAGATAGAATTAAGTATTTCATTCATGTAGTATTAGAAAATGCTGTATTTGTGCATGATGTAAATACTGATATAATAGAGCAATTGAATGATGCAGGTTTAAAAATTTGTGTTATCCCGGAAGAGCCATATGATCAAATCATTGGCATTATGTTATTGGTTAAATTAAACGCTATTGCTGAGGGCAGATTGTTAATACATGATATCCAAATTACAAGCAAGATGAGTGATGGTGTAAGTTGCTTACATAGCATTGAAGAAAATACAGGTCCATTTAGTAACAAGGGCTGGTGGCGTGAAAATAATTTGAAGATAATCAATAAGATGATCAAATCCAAAAAGAAAATAGTCAAACTAACCAAAAGTGTTAATAATTGGGATGAACTCTCATTGAATTGGAAAGATAAGAAAGTTACTTCTGACGCTTCCGAAATATTGTACGCCTCATTTGAAAAAGTGGACAAATAGAGGTTGCATCATACACACAAATGTGTTATAGTTGTGTATGCGAATTGACAAGTACAGTAGACAAATTCTAAACGAAAATGACCTATGTCATATATTCCTTAGCGACCCCACAGTGACTGTTAAAAATGCAATAGTAGAATCACCGATACATAATAATCCTGAATTAGAGTTAATAACTCCAATGGACTCTGTATTTCCCAATATGATATCATATTCTGAATTAGATATGAACGTTGAAGATTTTGATATAATGAATCAACAGAATTGGTACATGCCAAAAGAATACAATGAGTTAGACATAGCCAAATATGTTTTAGATAAGTGTAAAACGGATGACGAACTACAACGAACTGGAAGTGAATTAATTCTATTCTTAGAACGTGATATGTTCCCATTATTGCGTTATTGTAAGTATCTAGTGGATATGATGCGTGAACATAATATTGTTTGGGGAGTGGGTAGGGGTAGTAGTGTGAGCAGTTATGTTCTATATCTGATAGGGATCCATAGAATAAATAGCATATATTATGATTTATCTATAGATGAATTTTTAAAATAGGAGAAAATTATGCCAGCATATAGAACAGCACAGGGCAAAATGGTTGATATGAGCCGTTTAGCCTCAAAAAATGAAAAAGTCAGGGCAGTGGGAAACATGAATGTAAATGCCCGTGGTGACATTGTTGATAGTAATAACCAAGTTATTAAAGATAGTACGAAACGAGTTAAAAACAACTATCAAAAAGCAGTTGGTCAACGACAACCAAATGCTGTTAACAAGCCAGTAAATATTCCAAAGCCCAGTGTCATAGAAGATTTGACTTCGGAAGAGAAAGAATTATTTGATAACGATGAGGATATTAAAAAGTGAAATTAGCATTTGAAGCACATAAATTTAATAAAGAACAATTTAAGCCTATTAAGGATTATATTGTTGTAACTGATATGCATTTTGACCAACGTATTACTACAAGTGGTATTATTTTGTTGAATGATGATATGAAGGGTACGGGCATTCGTCCTCGTTGGGCACAGATTTATAAGTTTGGACCTGAGTATGACGGTGATTTGAAAATTGGTCAATATATTTGTATTGCTCACGGTAGATGGACCAGAGGAATCGATATTGAAGATGAAGAGGGTAAAAAGACGTTGCGTAGAGTTGATTCTAATGATATACTGCTAGTTAGTGACGAACCTATGCAAGACGAATACATTTCAGACAAAGGAGATTAAAATGGCAACGTGGAGTGTTAAACCTGAATGGAAAAAATCAATCATTGAACGTAATTACTTTACGAAAGATGATAACAAAGTAATGATCGAAACTGGCTGGCGCTGGGGAGAATTTACTGTTTATACAGACGATGACAATCCACCGGCCATTGAATCCGGAGTAGATATCTACAATTGCGGATACGAGGCTGAACTTGTTGAAACCAACGACGGGTGTTGGGAAGAACACGACATGGATGAGTGTGATGAAGAAACACAAGCATGGCTAGAAGAATTCTTTGAAGAAGGTAACAGTTGGCTTGACTTAGAAGAACATGGTTGGAGTCAAGATGAATGTGAAATGATCATTGATTGCGATTTAATCATTACGAATGTAGACACCGATGAAGTTGTTGAAAGTTCTAATGATGCTGAGGCAAGAGCAATGCTAGAAAAACCCACACAGTGGCCATTTGGACCCGAACTTGCGTCTACTGTAGAAACTGCTAAGTGGCCGTTTGATACACCAAAAAAAGGTAAAAAGGAAGAAGAATGAATTGGTTAAGACGTAAATTACGCAATTGGATTTTTGAAGAAGATGAGACAGAGGCATCATCCATCCGTTCAATCTCAAGTAGAGATAGGGAAATTGAGGGAAATGGTATGAATTTTACTATTCTGAGTGCTGTCGGTGGATATGTTATGCAGTATAGTCAGTATGATGAAAAGAATGACAGAAACGACCGTAGATTGCATATCATCAATAGTGACCAAGATTTGGGTCAAAGTATCGCACACATTATAACTTATGAAATGTTAAGGAAATAAAAATGATTTATGAAAATTTATATGCACCCGCATATCGTTCAGCAGACGAAATTAATACCAGTATGGTAAGTGTGTACAAACACATGTCATTAGCAGTTATTGTATCAATGCTAGTTAGTTACTGGGTAGGAACTACACCGGAACTATTGCAGTTCTTTTTTACAGGTGTACTAAAGTGGATTGTGATCTTTGCTCCACTAGCGGCAATCTTTGGTGTCAGTTATGTGCTAGGTAATAATCCTAGTAAAGGTGTTGCCCAGTTATGCTTGCATGGCTTTGCGGCATTAATGGGATTGAGTTTTGCAATGATCTTTGCAGTGTTCACTATGGGCAGTATTGTTAGTGCATTTATGGGCGCGGCAATATTATTTGGTACTATGAGTTTCTATGGGTACTTTACTAAACAGAGTTTAGACAGCCTGGGAAAATTTATGTTTGTAGGCTTGATTGCAATTGTAATTGCTAGTATAATTAATATATTCATTGGTAGTACAGTTATGCAAATGGTCATTAGTGCATTAGCTATTATAATCTTTTTGGGATTAACTGCCTATGATACTCAGCAAATCCGTGAAGAATTGAGTATCAGTGAAAATTCGGATGTTTCAGAAGTTCGAGGTGCATTGACACTATATATGGACTTTATTAACATTTTTATAAACTTATTGCAACTTTTTGGTGATAGAAAATAATGAAGAATCAACTTTGGGTAGAAAAGTATCGCCCTAAAACAGTAGAAGATTATGTTTTTGTTAATGAGAATCAAAAACAACAAGTAGAGGGTTGGATCAAAGATGGAAGCATTCCTCATCTATTGTTAAGCGGTGACCCGGGTACTGGCAAAACTACTCTTGCCAAAGTACTTATCAATGAACTTGGTATTGAAGAATATGATATTCTAGAAATCAATGCTAGTCGTGAAAATAGTGTTGATGTTGTCCGTGATCGTATTGTTGGATTTGTACAGACTATGCCTTTCGGTAAGTTTAAAGTTGTGTTACTAGATGAGGCAGATTACTTGTCGCCCGCAGGTCAGGCAGCATTGCGTAATGATATGGAAGCATATCATATGACTGCACGATTCATTTTGACTTGTAATTATCAACATAGAATTATCCCTGCACTTAAGAGCAGATGCCATGAATTTCACATCAGTAAAACAGATAAGACAGAATTTACTGCACGTGCGGCTACTGTGTTGGTAACTGAGAATATTGAGTTTGATTTAGATGCATTGGATAACTATGTAAGTGCTACATATCCAGATTTGCGTAAGTGTTTAAATCAATTACAAGTAAATAGTAGTAGTGGTAAATTAATATCAACTTCTAATCAAACTAACAGTGAAGATGAATTGCTAGTAGAAGCAACCTCATTGTTTAAGAGTGGTAAGATTTATGAAGGACGACAGATACTGTTACAATATCTAAGTTTGTATCCTAGCCGACTAGAAGATTTATATCGCTGGATGTACAATAATTTAGAATTGTGGGGAAGTACAAATGAAAAGCGTGATGCTAGTATTATTGTCATTCGCAATGGTTTGGCTAACTTAAGTTTAGTCGGGATACCTGAGATTAGTTTGGCTGCTACACTAATAGAACTTACAGGATAAAATTATGAGATATATATTAATTACTTACTTGTTTAAAGCAACCGGACAGATTGACGAACAAGTAGAGATTTCAAAAACTATTAAGGATAAGGACCATCAAACCTGTAATGTGATTATGGATTTTGAAGAAAAGAAAGTAGTGAAATGTGTAATCCAAGGTAA